CCAGCGGCCTTCATCTGCCTAACAAGCTCATCCGCGTACTTGGCTGCGGCTGGGGCGATTCGGGTAATGGCTTGGGCGGTAATCATAGGAAAGGGCCAGCGGATTTACCGTATGGTATTCCGCCAGCCCTGTCCACGCAACTTTGATTATTTCAGGTCATTCGTAGCCCAATAAAGGGCTCGGAATCCGAAGATATAAACCACGCGATAAGTCACATACGAAGTACCGTAATCGTAATGCGTCTTAATGTGAGGAACCGCAACCGGCACCAATGCCCACTTTGGCTTAAAAATATGCCACCACTTCATCCAATCTCTCCTTACCGAATCATCCGACTGTGAATAGGAACAACCAGCTCAGCCTTCTCTTTGTCCTTACGGGCCTGCTCAGAGGTTCCGTGCCATGCTCGCCAGGAACACTTGCCCGGTGATTTGGCCCGCTGCATTGCTCGCTCTTGGTCAGTCACTTCCGGCGCTCCTTAGAAACGGACCAATGCACAATAACTTGATGCCTGCCGCCATTTGGGCGGTGATAACCCTCGCCTTCATCTGGAATAGGCTCATTCTCAAATGCCCGCCATTCACCATCCTTATCCTTGGCAATCCAATTAGCCCAATCTGGCGCATCCTTCCATTCCGGCTTCATCTCATCTCCCATTGGCCCGTGGCCGTTCTGTGTTTTGTTATGCCCCGGCGAACCGGGGCGGTGTTGGATTAGCTCAGGCCCAGGATTTCGGCCTTAATGTTACACAATGCTTCAAGGGCGGCTTCATCGCCGATCTTCGCAGCGCCCGACTGCATTATGGTGATGGCCGCCAGTTCGGAGATGCCTTCGTCGGCGGCGACCTTGAGGATGTCTTCGATGGCGATGTTCATGTCGTCGTGTCCGTGTGCGTTGGTGTAGGTATAGATTAGCCATCTGCACCAATCCGATCAACATCACACGTAGAACAGTCGGCGTCATGGATAGAACGATGAACTCCTCCCATAAAAAAGCCCCAACGGTGGATGAGTCCGTTGAGGCCGACGCTTGGGGCGGGAGAGGACGCCTTACGCGTTACCGGTGGGGAGGGACACCGGGCGGCGATTGCTCAGCCTGCCCGACAATTGTATCGCCCTAAATCCATCCGTCAATAGGTGGTGCGCGCAGAAGGATTTGAAAAGCCATCATAATTGCCCAGAGTAGACCTTGGCCCAATATCCCCTTGGCGGTTTAGTTATGCCAAGCTTTTTACACCTCTTTGAAACAGCAACATCACTCACCCCAAGCTTTTCGGCAACCCTAACAGTTGGCATTGACCAAACTAGCATTTCAAGGTCATCCGCATCTATAAAAAACCTAGTCCCCGCTTTTACAGAACAGTCGCATGAGCAATACTTTTGATTTGAATTGACAGAGCAATTGAATTGCATACTGCACCATGGGCATATGCGAACATCAACCGCATATCCCCTATCCTCCATGGCGTGTAATTTTGCGTGCTCAGCTATGGTCATCAACCTAAGGTTTGATAGGGAATTGTTTTTTCTGTCCCTATCTCTGTGATGAACGCACTCCCACAGCTCTAGCCTCCTGCCAATGCTTTCACACATAACATATACATGCTCCATCACCTTACCAGCCTTATTAGCGCAATAGTGATTTGGAGCATATGCGTACATATACCCACTACCCTTGTCTTCTCTGAAAATCATTTGGCACTCCAGGTAGGAATCGAACCTACATTGATCCATTACTGCTCATCCGCTTAGAAGGCGGTGCAGGTACTGGAGTTTATCATGGTTTGATTCCCATCAAACCAATAAAGGCATATGATTTTGGAGCGAGTAACCGGTAACGCTCCGGTTCCTACAGGGTGGAAACCTGTCGTGCGTCTATAAACACCTTACTCGCAGATTAGTGCCGGTTACATCCATCCGGCTGCTCGTTGGATTGGCGACCTGCGTACACAGGTGAGCATGATTTCTGGCGGCGGGTGCAGGGGTCGAACCTACATTGACGGGATCAAAACCCGTTGTCCTACCAATTGAACGAACCCGCTTAAACATTGTTTGAAGTGGAGGCCGGATTCGATCCCGGCTTGACTGGACTCAAACCAGCCTATGTTTAACGATTCGGGTTTCCCCTACCATCCGTCAATTCGGCAGCATCAAACGGGTCTGGCCGCTCTACCGTCACCAGTAGATTAGGCTTTCGCCTACGATCCCTGAACTACATCAGGGGTGTTTTCCCGCACATGAGCGCATCGCAACTGCGCATTCTCCACTGCAAACAACGCTTTAAAACTAGCTGCCGCCTTCTATCGTAAGCCAACCTTTGTACCGAATGGGTTGCGGGTAATTGGCTGCGGTATTTACGCACTCTCACCATTCACTTCATTGAAGAAGGCGACAGCTATACAACACTTTAAATGAACTGTCGGCTGACCTTAGGCCGGATTCGAACCGGCGAATCTGCCGTCGTAACAGAACGCTCCTCCCATTGACATTTCTGCCGCTCGGAATCGAACCGAGTCCAACGTTTTTTCGGGGAAGGCCCCTAGCCACTCTAAGGTCATACGATAACTCACTTCCCCGCCAGCAGCCCTAAGCCCTCTAGAGCCACTGGCGGGTTCCTACATGTTACCTATCTCACAATCTGTGTCTAGGCCATGTGGGCACTATACCATCCCCGTTTGACCCCTCTACCCCTGGTATCGCCAGTTAGTCGCCTAGATCACGCTGCGGAGACGCCCGAAGGCTACACGACGCTCTAGGTGCCGCTGTTGTTTCGTCAAGCCAAGACCTGCGGCTGCTCGACTTCCGAGGTATCCGCCTGTGCGGGCTGCTCGGCTCAGCAAATCCCTTGAGTCAATCTTACTCTTACCCGAATCCTATGCAACACCAGCCATAGGATTCACTGTGTTGCTGGTGGAACGATCAAAGCGACTTGCCGCCAGCTTTAACTCGGTTCTCAGGCTTGTGGTCTGCCCGCTTTTGGTTATATTCAAGCTTAGCCAGGATAGCCGGACCAACGTTCAACTTGAGCGCTCCAGCAAGGTCAAGAATTCGGATGATCGTATCCGCGAACTCGACCTCAACCATCGGGCGGTCCGGCAAGTGATCGTCATTCAGCCCCTTTCGGAAACCTTCCAACGCCTCAGACACCTCTGAATGCACTAGCGCGATCTTGCCTGCAATGAAGTGCTTACGGCCAACATCATCCATTGCATCGTACTCATCCCACCAACCGGACTGGCGAGCCAGCCGGTGGCAGAGTGATTGCAGGCAGACCATGCCAGCGTTGGCAATATCTTTGGCAGCCTCGCCAATCACTTCATTACTCATCGTCCCGCACCACTCGGTCGAAGTCGGGGTCGAAGTCAGCGTTATTCTGCGCCGGATCAACAGCCGCAACCGACAAGGTGCCACCTTTATCCAGCTTCCAGCTACCATCTTCAGCCTGAATAGAATCGCCAGCAACCGGCTTCTCAATCTCCGGCAGAACTTCACCCTGCTCATCAAGAGTCAAAGTGAACTCATGGCCCTCAGTCGCGCCTATCACGCTATCCAGTCGGTATCCCAGCGTGCCGAGAATGTCCACAAGCGCATCGGAGCTGATCTTCTCAACCTGGCCGCGCAGGATCGTACTCATACGGCTATTGGCGATGCCGCATTCCTTCGCAGCCTGTACGCCGTTCAATCCCTTCATCTCAACGTGGCTCTTGATCGCCCGAGCCAGAGCGCCGCGCAGGGCGGTAGAGTTGCTATCAGTCATTTTTCATCCTCTTCATTAGAATCCCAAACTTCCTCTGCTGCACAAGCGGCCTTCGCCAAACGCGTCATAACTTGCTGCGGAACGCCACTTTCGCCTGAAACTTGAAGGCGGAACTTATCGCCGTCAAAGAAAAACTCAATCATCCCGGCCTTCTTAATAGCCATCACTTCCCTCTCTTTCGTCGTTGAAGTTCTTTCTTCATCATCTCGCCCTCAGCCTTATACATCCTAGCCTCGTGCAAAATATCTTGAACGTCATAGCCTTGCCGATGAATCTCAAATACTGACTTGGCTAGCTCCCTACTTAGACGCATGACGATTTCTAACTCATCGTCTGTGTACTGGCTAAACCTTGGCGCGCTCATCTCGAATCAATCTCTCAAGGTATACGGCCAGGTCCATTGCCTCTTCTTGCGCGTGGATCAGCCAATCCAAGGTAGACAGGTCAGTGCGCTCCATCGTTACGCCGTACTTTGCCAATCCAGTATCAGCACGCTTCTGTAGCTTTGCGGCTACGGCATCTTCAATCTTGCTCATGGGCCTCCCGTAATCCTAATCCGAACCTCTCCGCCCTTCACAACTTCATTCTTCACAAATGGATGCGAGATGAAGCGCTTATCGTCAATCTTTAGCGCATCTGCAATGCCATCCCGGTACGCCTTGCAGCGGCTAAGCATGTTGTCGTCGTCTGGCATCCGCTTAGTCGGCGGGTAGAAGTCAATCCAGATATGCAGCCGACCTTCCGGTATCTCCATTTTATGCCATTCCGCCTCCTGTGTCTTAAAAAATGCAAAGGTTCTTGCAATCTTTACGGACTTTGCCTTCCTAGCCCAATGGATGCGGGCGTTAGGGGACATGTCCTTATCGGGCCAAGGCAGGCGCAATTCACTTAGCACTCTTCTTACTCCGTTGTGCATCCTCAGCCCGCCAACCTTCGCGCCATTTCTTGCGGCGCTCAGCGTCTTCAGGAAGGATTCCATATTTAGGTGAATCCGACTCAGGCGCGCCACGCTCTCGGGCATAGCGGCCTGCCTGATAGGCTTGGTCTAGATCGTTCATTTTGCCTTCCAGAGTCCAGAGTCAAATGCCATAGGCACGAACCGCCAATAGGCATCCTCCCAAGCCGCTCGCTTCTCATCACGGTCCATAGTCCTACCTTGATCCAGCTCTCGATGACAGGAACGACAGGCCGGAACAAAGAAACAATCGTGAGCCTTCATGCCGCCGCCCTTTCCATGCTTTTCTTGATTGCTGTGAGCAGGCTCACCCGCATCACCACCTTCGCAGCACGGAAAGTTCAGCATACATGGAAACTGATATGACGTATCGAGCAATTTACGGTCTCGGTAGTTTTTATGCACGATATCGGCCCATGATCCCCCACGACACTACCCACCCGCCAATGGTTGCGGCCCAAGTCGGCCCTTCATGCAACCAGTGAATCGTTGCATAGCCAACGCCATAACAGGCGATCCACGCCAGCCAATACACCCACGGATTCATGTCATCATCCACTTAAAGTGAGCCATGCCGCTAGCGTGGCCGTAATCAAATGCCTGCCGCTCAATCTCACCCTCATACGGATTGCGGTAGGCCATTCCCATCAAAGCCTGGTCGCAGCCTTCATTGATGATATGGGAATAGGCCGATCCAATCTTCGGAACTTTGAAATCTACTTGAATAACGCTTTCCACCGATTGACCTCGTTCTGATAAAAGTCGATGCGGTCCTGCTTAACCACACCGTAAAAATTGGGATCGACCTTGGCCGTTTCTAGCTGTTGGATAGCGCGCTCTAGCATCCGATCCGGGCTGTCGTTCCAAATGTCAAGATTGCGGCCTTCTGAGCGCATCTCACTTGCCTGTGGCCTTGGCGATGGCTGCGCGGGCGCCCGCAAAAGTTGCGTCGAGTTTCTTCCAGCCGTCGCCATCTGCGGCGGCGACAATCTCTGTTAGCGCCTCCAGAAGTTCCGGCGCGGCAGCGATAAGGCGGGCGTTGGACTCGCTTTCCTCGGCATGATCCTGGTCCCAAGTGGGGCCGGTGCAGATCCACAGGCTGTGACCATCAGCAGTGATTACCCAGCGGACCATTTCGTCCAACTTGCGGCCCATGCAGTCCTCAGCTTTCTGGAAAGCCCAAGGTGCAGGCGTGTTCTTACTCATTTTAATCTCTCCAATTTATAGTCTTTAGAAGGATCGGGAATTATGCAGCCTTGACGTGCTGCTACCCTCTGAATCCACTCAACAAACTTGAAAAACTTCTCGCCATCCAGAACGTCTCGATTACCTTCCTCATCGGTCGTCGTGCGCCGGATCGGCACGGATGAAACTCGACCTCCCGGCAACTTCTTTTCTTTCCAGCCAAAATACGCGCCGAGCAAGTATTCCTCAATCTCATCCTTCTCGTAGCCCGTATGCTCAGAAAGCATCGCGTAACATACGCCATGAAGGTAGGCGACTTGGGGCAATGTGCGCTCAGGCCGGGCAATCGTGAATCGAATATTGACCGGCTTTCCAACCTGAAACGTCCGGCACAGCATCACTACCCGTTCAATCTCACGCTCTCTTTCCTTTGGCGGCAAGGTTACGACATTCATGATTATGCCGCCGCCGCATTCCAAAGCATCTTCACGACAATAGCCAAGCAGGCGATTACAAACCAAGTCGTCAGCCGACCCTTGATCTTTGCGTTCCGCGCCTTCCGCTCATGAATCGCCTTCCATGCTGCTGCACGGTCTACGTCAGCCTGCGTTTCGCGGCGAATGTCGGTGTACCTGTCTTGATGGCGAATTGAACGACTCATCTCATCTCTCCTTTAGGCCGTTACCCGATGTTATTTTTCAAGGCGGCCTGAAAGCGCATCAAACTCGCCATAAGCAAACCACGATCCATCGGCAGTGGGATGCTTAAACCCGATAGGATTTTCAGAATTAAACTTATCCCGAGCAGCTTCAAATCCCATCCCAGCCATTTCAAGCCTTTTGGATTCATAGCCTGCGAAGTAAGCTTCTGGCTTTTCCATGTCTGCGTCTCGTTGCGGTGGTGTAGGTATAGATTAAAGGATTCTAGGATCTAATCAACACCACCAGTAGAACGATCATGTTCATGGATGGAACGATCAGCGGGCCCTAGAGATGACCTGTCCAGCGCCACTCCCCTGAATGCAGGCCACCGTGATGGATCGGCCAAAGACGGCCCCCGTGTCCACATAGACCACATTCCCAATGCTCACGGCCTGCTTTACCGGGGTGTGCCCCACATACATGCAGAACAGCCCTTCAACGTCGCCTGAGCGGTTGCCCTGAACCCGGTCACGGCACCACAAGGCATCCTCTAGCATCGCCTTACGCCGGTTGTTGGAGATAGGCCCGACTAGATCGGACACGAACCCAGCCCAATCATTGCCGCCAATGTCCGCATGGACGATGCCGACAAGGCCATCATCCGTATCAACCTCAATGCAGACCGGCAGAGTGTCCAGAATCGACGCTACAAGCTGCTGACGGCTATCCTCAAGCGCAAGGAACCATGCGCCGCCGTTGACCAGGTAATTAGCCAAGTCATGCTTACCTGCGGCTACGCCGATAGCCATCTGCTCATGGTTGCCACGGACTGCATGGAACCAAGGCTTAGCGATCCAGTCGATTGCCTCAATGGAGTTAGGCCCACGGTCTACTAAGTCGCCAACGCTGAAAAGGCGATCCTTTTCCTCATCGAACCAAACATCAGCCAATATCTCAACAACTGCATCAAAGCATCCGTGAATGTCGCCAATCACAAAGTCACGGCCTTTGGTGTTCTTCTCAAATCGCTTAAACACCGCCTTTCTCCAATTCTTCCTTTAGTTTGGCCACATCGGCCATGATCCGATCACCGTTGACCTTGATCGTATGGCGAAGGTCTACCGGGATGCTGTTACCGCTGGTGAACCATGCTGCCAGTTCGCGTGCTGCTGATTCAATCTCGCTTCGCATCTTCTCGCGCCTTTACTTGGAAGTCCTGATACAAGCCGAGCGAACCCATTACTACTGCTGTCATCAGTGCGATTGCGCCCATCCCACCAAGAAACCCGTAACGAATAAACGCCTCTGCAATCCCTATGCCTGCAATTGGCGTGAATGAGATTGGAACAACTGCAAGCAAGCACTTGAAAGTATTATCAAACTTCATCCTACCTTCTCCAATTAAAGACTCACCACATAGTCGCTGATAGGGGTGCCACGCCAGCCACGGAAGGCCCAAGGGATGCGCTGCTCAACCAGTGGGCGAGGCTTATCCATGCGAAGCCTGATGATGCGCTCGCTGTAGCCGACTGCTAGGGCGATCTCCTGTACTGAGCATCGCTCAGATGTTAGGAAACGTATTGTCTCTGCCTTGGTCATTCGCCCTCCGCCCTGGCGGCGTCAATGGCGGCATCAACATCTTGAGCTAGGCATTCACCACTCTCGTATTCCCACTTGAAATTATCTTCAACAGCCTCCGCGCCGCCGATCCTGAGCCGAATCCACCGATACCTCTCCGCATCAGCCACAGCCGCATCCCGCTCTGCGTTTGCTTCATCGGAGGCAATCTGGAACTTAGCCATTTCCAACTCTAGGAAATCAACGGCCCTAGCATAGTCATCCCGCTCAGCCGCCAGACGGTCGATACGATCTTCAGCATCTTCAATAATCCCAGCGACTTCATCTGCGATCCGCTTGTAACCAACCACGTCAGCCAACAGGCGATCTATTGCGGCTTGGTCATAGAGCTGGCGAACTTCATTCGGGCGGACATCCCATTGCTCCGGCATCGGGTCGCTCTCATCGTGATACTGCTCCCACGCCGGTTTCCCCGATTTGCTCCAGATGCATCGCCACGCCACCGGCTTGATCTCGTTTTCGCTCATGCCGCCACCACTCCAAGGTTATCCATCAGTTCGGTAAAGCTGAATTCGGAAGGCTGCGCGCCTTCGGGGAGGATTGGTTCAAGTCGATCAGTATGGTTCGCATTGCCCCTAGACTTTCCGGCGACACAACAATTAACCGGCCAACCCGGCTCTTGGGACTCGCACTCATCGAAAATCTCAGTGATTACTGTCTCTCTACCAACGTTTTCAGGGAAAAATGCATTGACTACCCGAACCCTCTGCCCAACGAAAAACTTAGCCATATCTCAAAGCCTCTCCCAATTCATCAATCATCCTCTGCACCTTTGCCTGATCTACTGGCTTGGGTGCGCCGTTGAGTTCAAGTTACGCCGCTTATCCGATACGATCAACTCCACTCATGGAACAGATGGCTAACGGATTTGGAACAATCAGAGGTCATCATATGGACCCTGAGCGCCCTGAATGTCTACCCACTTCCTGCCCGTTGGCAAGAAACGGCAGAATTCCAACTGGTCCTCAAGCTCCATCAAGCCGGTAGGCCCATTCCGCTGAATAGCCAGGTCAAGCCTAAGCCCAGCCTTCGCTGTCTTGTCGTAGTAGTTAGGGCGGTGCAACAGGAACATGGCGTCCAAATCCTGCTCAATAGAGCCGGAGTCGCGGGCATCAGAAGGGCGAGGCGGACGAACCTGAGTTCCGGACTTCTCGCTGCTACGACTAAGCTGGAATACCAAGATCACCGGAATACGGAGTTCCTTTGCAATGATCTTGACTCGCCGGGTCATGTGGGCAATAGCCAGGTCGTGCCGGTCAGACTTCGGAAGCTTCAGCAGGCCCAAGTAATCTATACACAGAAGGTCCAAATTACCCTGAGCCTTCATCTGCCGAGCCTGAGCCTCAATCTGCTCAATCGTTACGTCCGTCCGCTCACTTACCCAAAGACTAGCATCACGTAGTCGCGCGCTGGCATTGTGAAGCTTCGGCATAACCTCATCGTCATGGTCGAAAAGGTGAGGCTTGTCGAAGTAGATGGACCGGACGCCAGAGAGTGCGCAGGTCATTCGCTGCATCAACTCGGTGTCTGCCATTTCCAAAGACCATACCGCGACGGACTTAGGCTCCCATTTAGGCTGACCCTTAGAGTCCAGAGGCGGGCAGGCCACATTGCCGCAGATGTTCATGGCAAGGATCGTCTTGCCCATCTTAGCCCGCGCGCCGATCCCATACACTCGACCTGGCTGAAGTCCACCGGTCAATTCGTCAATCTCAGGGAAGCCGGTTTGCAGGCCGCGCATCTTGTCCCCGGAGTGGTAACGGTCCATCACGTCAGCCCACATCCGCTTTACGGCGTCAGAAGCTCTCAGTGCGTGCGCAGGCTGCGCCGAAAGCAGAGCAGATAAGTCGGCTTGGGTAGTTGCCATGTCACCTGTCTTAGCCCCCTCCGCACAGACAATCTTGAATCGCCGAGAAAGGGCATCGGCAGCAACAATTTCAGCATACGCACGAATGTTGGCATAGCTAGCAGTATTACACGCTAGTTCGGTGATGAAGTCACCGTTAACTACACCCTGACGCTCAGCCTCTTCAGCCACTGTAACCACGTCAACATCAGACGGGCCTTTCACCATCTCTGCGATGAGTCTGTACACAGACCCGTGGCGGCGGTCTTTGAAGTCCTCGGCGTTCAGCATATCGGCTACCTGCCAATACACGTCACGTCCGCCAATGATGATGCCCCCCAATACGTTTTCCGCTGCTACGCTCATTGCTGCCTCTCGTGGTAACGATTTTCAATAATCTTGGCAAAGTTGCTGGGCTTAACCATCCAGTCAAGACCTGGCAAGAACGGCCTTCCTTGCGATCCTTCTGTCCGTCCCGTCAGGAACATGGAAGACGAACAGTGTTTGAAGAAACGCTCCCAATAATCCAATGACTGACGCTTAGGGTCTTCACGCCACCTTGCCATTAGGCTCTTAGCTCTATCACCATTCCAAACCTTCATGCGCGGGTTAGCAGGCATGTACCGGTGATACAAATCTACAATTTCCGAGTGGGGGCAATTGGAGAAGGCTTCGACAGAAGACGTATAGGCTTTATCTTCTTCTGAATCTTTATCTGTATCTGTATCTTGGGCCGTTACTGAAACGTTTCCTGCCTGTTTCTTCCTCTCACGATAGGCCTTAACCCTTGAGGTGCTTGAGTCTGACAAGAATTGTCGTTCATCCCATGCGGCCGGCTGCGCCGTGCTTGCATCAATGAGTCCAACCTCTTCCAGCCGCAACAATGCGGCCTCTAACTCACGACTGGCAAGCCCAAGCTTTACGCCCAGCTTTCGCATCAGCATTGCGTTGGAATCGCCAACATCCAGAAGTCCGGCGTTCTTGCAACACAGGATAGCAACGTAGTGCCATCGGTCCTCAAAGGCTAGAAGCCTCATCTTTTCGTCGTCAATGATTTCTGTATATAGCCGGAACCATGGGTTAGCCATTGCTTGGCTTCCTTTTGTGCTGAATATTGAATTCTGGATTGATTCTTGAAATTAACCGAATCTCACGCATAGCCCAGTCACCATACCTCCATCCATGGTGGTACTTTATTTCTATATTTGTTTCATCGGGGAATGCGCCCCACCTCGTTTCGATAGTGCAATGACTTCCGAAACGTATGCCTTTGGCGTGGTCTGAAAACCTAACCGATAAATTAGAAGACTGGCCTATGCATTTAAGTTTGCCGTCAAAGTAGATGGCATACACAGCAGGCTTATTGGGCAGACGAACAAAGGGCCAACTCTTTCTAATCCAGCCCGACTTATTAGTTGCTATATTTACATCAGCCATAGAAAAACCTCTTGAAGGACTTGACGGTTCCCTGGCGAGGGGTGCCAACCAATGTCCCGACTGGGAAAAACATTGGGAAGCATACAGTCGAGTCCTTCAAGAGGTCTGATTGCTTGCGACCCAGTCATGCCGAGCGGCCAAGCCCGACAACTCAATGATACCAAAGTGGAAGGCCGCGTCAATAGCGGCCTTGTGGTTAGATCAGTCTGCCATTGAAGGCTTGCTCAATGCGGGATTTGGCAATGTCGAAATACGTGTCGTCGCGCTCGATTCCGATGAAGTTACGGCCAGTTTTTACGCATGCAACGCCAGTTGTGCCGCTGCCGAGGAACGGGTCAAGCACCGTATCGCAGGGATTGCTCCAGCTTAGGATGTGGTCGCGGGCTAAGGGTTCTGGAAACGGAGCGGGATGCAGGTTATCGCCCTGCTGCGGGCACATATCCCAAATATTGAACCTCTGCCCTTGATCCGCTGTAACCTTTCCTGCAGTGCTCTTCGGGATAAACGACCCATCGGCTTTTCTTATCCTGCCTCTGACGATCTGACCCGCCGTCTTGTTAATCCTGTCCTTGATAGGATTAAACACGGAAGTTGCTCCTTTAGAGAACACAAACATAAACTCGAAAACCGGGGCATATCTCGCCCGAAGAGCGCCAACGGCAGAGAACTTTCCTTTGTTCCATATCATCGTATCGTGCAGCCGAAAGCCACACGCCATCGCATACAACGCCTGCCGAAAGCTGGTTCCCGTCTCGCTGCCCTTGATGGTGGCATCCCCAACGACCCACACGACCACTCCGCCCTGCTTGGTGACGCGGAACAACTCGCGGATGATGGCCTGCCATTTCTCCGGCGTCCAATCGTTGAGCGTGCCGTTATAGGTACGAAGGTTGTCGTATGGTGGCGACGTGACAGTCAAATCAACCGCCCCGCTAGGAATTTCCTTCATGCGCTCTAGGCAATCCCCCAGAATCAAATCAATCTTCACAAAGCCTCCTTAATCTCTGATATTCAGCGGACGCTCCGCTGGCGGCTTGTCATCCGTAATCACGCGGCCGCATTCCTCATGCTGCTCGTGGAACGTGACCTCAATAGGGTCAACGCCGCGCTGGCAATGTGCGCAGTACCAGCCGTTGGAATCCCCCCTCCCCGCCTTCATACGCTCAAGGCAGTCGCCTTTGTATAGCGTGTAATTCATCAATGCACCACCTTTGGCTGCTCCGGCCAAACCTGATTCCCTCGCATATCCTCGACCCTCCGAGTACCTGGGTTGCACTCGGCATTTTCCACTGCGTCGGCATCGTCCATAAGCTCGATCATGTAGAACATTTCGTCTCGGTAGAACACGTAGGTTTTCATAACGCTGTAGTAGCTCATTTCTTATGCTTCCATCCCATACGGTAGTCGCTGTGACCCTCCTCAACCATGCGGAGAAGGTGGCCTCGATTCACGCCTTGGCAGATGTTGCGTACCCAACTTTCATCCTTGTCGATCATGTCCGCTAGTTCACCGTAGCTGACTCCTTTCTTATTCATCCTAATCATTTCAATGATTTCATCATCAGACATGTGGGGTCGGCCAATTTTCTTAGGCTTAACTTCAATGCATTCAGGCTTAGGCTCAGGGGGTAATTTCTTTGCCATCCCCCATAGAGCGCCAGAAAAATACATGCCAGTCCGCTTAATGTTGCTGCTTTGCGCGGGGCCAGAGGATCTCCCCTTATTGACTGTATTGATAGCCATTACTTCTTCGCCCACCCGCAAGACTTGTTCCACAGTTTCTTGCCGGATCCGTGTGAACTCTTTGCCGGGGCATAGCCAACGCTGTAGATCAGACCATCGGAACTTAGAGTGCGGATCACAGTACCCCATGCGCGACGGTCGTATACGTCACCTACACGGGCCACTACGTCAGCCAAGAGGTGTTCGGCCAAGAAAGACTTGTGGCGGTACTTATTGGCGATGAGGCGCTTAGCCGTGAAGAAGGCTGCGTTCTGCCATGCCTGTTTGTCCATCATTACACTTTCCTCCCAGTAAGGTCATAGCAGCAATCGGGGCAATATCGGAACCGAGTCCCAAGCGCCGTGACGTGGACGTGCTGCTCGCGGCATTCCTCGCAAATCGGAATAGGCGTTGAGGCCGCACGGTTAGCCTGCTGACGCAGAGCTAGTTCCATGTGATAGGTTTCGGCGTCGGATGCGGCATCGGCGAAGTCCACGTCACTTCTCCTTAGCTGCTGCTTCAACGTCATCACAGCACTTGATAAGTGCCTCACCGATAGCGCGCATATATTCAGTTGAAAGCTGAACGTAAATTTTGCCGAATGCACTCTCAGCCTTCTCTCCAAGCGCAGCCAGAAGAACGCCATCATCCGGATAGTCAGGGGCAGGGCAGATCGTCAAGAATTGACCAGGCTCAAAATCACCATGGCCGATGTTGTATTGCTTTTCAGTCCAAACAGAATTCATCCCATATCTCCTTACTTAAAAATGACCCAGCCGACAATCAGCAGGGCTACGGCGGTCCAGATCGCAACAGTCGGAAGGCGAGTCTTGCGATAGCGGCGGTACTGTGCGGTTTGCGTGGTGGCGTCGATGCTATGCCACAGCATGCGGTCGGAAAGGCGGCTCATTTCAGACTCCTTTGACGCGGGCGAGGGCGGCGCGGAGAGAAACATACTCTGGCTCTTCGCCATCATGCGCCAACCTTTCAATTGAGTACCCGTAACCACGTTCCCTATCCAGAGCTTCTGCGTAGTCCCCAAGTGTATGCAAAGCCTCTTCAGCCGTATCGATAAGCTCGGCTACTGCGGCGCGGGCTTCGACCAAACTGGATGGCGCAGTTGCAAACTCGCACATCAGCTCGTCCAGTTCCGCCAGCACATCAACATTATTATTCATATTCATCCCTTAACAAGTTTAAGTTTGGTTGGCTTAGGTCTGTCATGCGGACTTTTGCGGCAATGCAGCATGTATCCCTTGACTGTCGGCTCTGGCTCTATCGTGTAACCTTGCTCGCTCATCACCTCTAGGTAGGTGTCGATCTTGTGTTTCGGGATCGTCGTGTGGACCATATCCCCCCAATGTAGCCCGAGCCAGGCGCTCGGCGGTTTGCGGTGCTTCGTCATGGGTCCACTTTGCCTAGGTTTGGCGGGCGGATCAACACTACCAGTAGAACAATGCGTCTCACCCACGGCCATTGATCGGATCATGCCATAGGAGGATAGTAGCCCTACAGAGACGGGCTGAGGCCCTTTGGAGAGTAGAGATGAAAGATGAATTGCTGCTTCAGGCCCTTAGGGATGATATTGATTCCAAGGATTTGGAGATTCACAACCTGCGCGGTGCTCTGTTGAGCATCATCGCTACCCACGCCAATGACGATCACCGGCCCAAGGCGTTTTACATTGCCGCAGACGCCTATAAATGCTCGATTGGAGAGAAATGATGACCCCCTACGACGCATGGCGCACAAACGTGGATGAGACGAACGAAGATGCTTGGGAGGATGCGGTAGATGAAGTGGCTACCGATATCTTCAGGCACATCTCTCGTTCAAATGAAGTTGTTGATGTTGTTGCGAAATCGGACGAAGTATTGAATTGGCTCAGCAATGCAGTAGAGATTCCTCAGCATCACCTTCACGACTTCCGAGACCTGATTAAGCTTTCCGCCAGTCTGCGAAAGGAAGTCGAAACCGAAATGAAGACCTACCGTGATGCTCGGGATTGATTGGGAAATCCTGATCGATGAGGCTATCTTCATCGGCGGGTGGGTTCTGTTTGGATTTATGGGGCTGGCAATTGTAGGTGTCGGTTATCTTTTGATTGGAGGGGTGTGATGAAAGTATTGATTGCAGCAGTATTGATGATGGGCATGGCGTTCGGTGCGAACGCTAGCGACAACTGCGGACCTGTAGCCGAGCTGGCGAAGACGATCATGAAGGCTCGCCAATCCGGCATGTCTGTCGTCAAGGCGATGGAGATTGCCAAGGACGATAAGGGTGTTCAGGCCATTGTCCGACTGGCCTACATGGAGCCGCGATATAGCAGCGACCTTTACCGAGAGAACGCCGCGACTGACTTTGAAACTGAGGTGTACCTGATTTGCATTGGCGGCAAGTAAGTCTTAGCTAGTGCGACTGGGGTACGGTAAAATAGCTGTACGATGCAGATATGGAGTTGATGGCGGATAGTCACCGTCAATCGTATGTAATCCGGAGCGATGCCAGAAGGGTCTAAACAACCTTTGCGCAGAAACGCTAAGCGGCAAGCCAGATTTTGACTACTGGCCAACTCCACCACTAATAGAGGAATAGGGATGAATGAAGTAGTTGAGGCGCAGCCGAAAGAGCAGCGCATGGCCCCTTATCAGGCGGCTATCAAGAAGGCAGAGGAAAAGTTCCGCGAGGTCGCTGAAAAGACGGTCAACTATGACCGTGAGTGCATCTTTGCCATGCAGGCATTGATGAAAACCGACTTCGCCATGCAGACGGCCAACAAGAACCCGAAGTCTGTTCACCTGGCTATGATTAACGTGGCATCCACCGGACTGACGTTGAATCCGGCAAATGCCTACGCGTACCTGATCCCGCGTGATGGAGCTATTGTCCTAGACATTAGCTATAAGGGACTTATCAAGATCGCCACTGATACCGGCTCTATCCGGTGGGCGCGAGCCGAAATTGTCTACGAAGGCGATAGCTTTGAGTACCACGGACCTGCACGGGAACCGGTCCACAAGTGCAATCCGTTCAAGCGAAAGGATGAAGATTGCATCATTGGCGTTTATTGCATCGCCAAGACTAGCGATGGCGATATTTTGACCGAGGTAATGGGAGCGGATGAGCTAGAGAAGATTCGCGGCAAGTCCATGAGCTACGCCAAGAAGAAGTCTGGTCCGTGGGTTGAGTGGTTTGAGCAGATGGCTAAGAAGGCTGTCATCAAGCGCGCATCGCGTACCTGGCCCTACACCGAACGCGCCGAAAAGCTTAATGAGGCTATTGAGATGGCGAACACCGCTGAGGGTGGATATGACCTTGAGGCTGAGGCTGTGAAGCTGGTCAGCCAGGATCAAGCGGCCAAGATTCGGGACCATATCGAGGCGTCGGGGATTGATGCTCCCAAGCTCTTGGGCATCATCGGCGTTGAGGCCGTTGAGGCTATCCCCGCCAATCGCTTCACTGAGGTTGTACAGACGATCCAAGAGGCGGCTCAGGCGTGAGGATTCTAGATTGTGAGCAATACTCGCCTGAATGGTGGGCGGCTCGGGAAGGGGTTCCTACGGCCTCCAATGCTGACCGAATCCTGACAGCAGCCGGCAAGCCCTCATCGAGCCAAGCCGCTTACATGGCTGAACTGATCGATGAGCTTGTGCGCCCGCGCGATGAGCGGCCAGCGGATGAGCAGTCCTTCTCAGGCAACAAGCATACCGAACGCGGAAACGAGTTGGAGCCAAAGGCCAGGGCTTGGCACAGCCTAGTCACCGGCCATGAAATCAAGGAAGTCGGAATGATATTCCGCGATGATGGGCTGGTGGCTTGCTCGCCTGATGGTCTGTTGATTGGTCAAGATGGCAAGCCTATCGGGGGGGGCGAATACAAGGCCCCCGAAGGCAAGAAGCACGTTCTCTGGATGATCGAAAACAAGCTGCCGGATGAGCATAAGCAGCAGGTTCATTTCTCTTTAGCGACTAGCAGTCTGCCGTTTTGGGACTTCGTTAGCCACTGCCCAGGTTACAAGCCGTTCCGTATCCGCGTAACACCCGACGACTACACAGCCAAGATGGCGGCTGAGATTGACGCGTTTGTCATCAAGCTACAGGCAGCAAAAGAACAATTCATCGACTACATCAACGCAAGGAAATGAGATGGCACAGGTAGTTCAGCGGTTCAACGTGGCAGCAGGCAAGCCTTATCAGACCCGCGACGGGCAGGATAAGAAGCAGTGGATCAACGCAGGCCGTGCGGTGCAGTGGGATGACGGCGGTATCAGCATCGAACTGACGGCGGTTCCGGTTGGCAATTGGTGGGATGGGAAGTTGTCTCTGTTCGTGCAGGAAGAGAAGCAGCAGGGCGGGAATAGTGGTAGCGGTCAGCGTCAGCAAGCCCCTCAGCAGCGTCAAGCTCCGCAGCAGAGTAGCGGCGGGAATTTCAACGATGATGACATTCCCTTCTAACATCGGATAATAATATGAACTATAAGCAAGAACTTGAAGCATCCGTAGCTAATGCCAAGGCCGCTCTAGAAACCGCTGAGGCTGCACTTCAGGCATTCAACGATGCGCCGGAGAACAACCGATTCGACAATCTGGATGAAGCACTTGCGCAGGTTGAGAACGATCTTCGCAGTCAGGCTTACGATGACTGCCAAGGCGCTTACAACTGCGGCGATGACTCCTACAGCAAGGAATTCTACGTAGGCGACACGCTCTATCGTGGCACGGCTGAGTTTGAGTACAACCGCCACGACAAGACGTATTACTACATCGATGAATGCAACTTCACTTATGAGGAAGTGAAATGACCAAGCAGAAGAAGCCGAAGACTGGCGATGTTGTGGGGTGGGTAGTGCTAAATGGGCTTGGCTACGTTTACGATGAGCCAGAAACCCGGAAGGAAGCTAGAGAATCCAAGCGTTCTGCCGAAAAGCTGGGCCATTTCGGACCATATACAATCGCCAAGATCGTCCTAGCCAAGTGATCGTTCCATTTATGTAAACGATCTGTTCCACACATGATGGCTTCATCGTTCCTAGTAATGGGTATGATGGAGCCATCAATCACTAGGAGGGGCTATGGATACACTGAAACTGATGATCGAGCTGGCGTATAAGCTCAAGGCTAGGAACGAAGAACTGAAGAAGATGGCCATTGCGGCTCAGGGAGGTGTGTGATGGGCATTCAGTATCCGGATGTTTGCCCGATGCAGCTCGATAAGGACGGCGGCTATTACTGCCGTCACGTAGCGGCGATGACCGACGAGGATCTTTACCGTAAATCCGATCACCCCCAGCCCGCAGAGCTGAGCGAGGTGTCCGGGGATTCCGGAGAGCTGCCGCTGGAAGAAGTGACGCTTAAACAAGTGATCGACGGCTACGTAGCGCTTTACGGATCGCTCCGTCAGGCGGCCGAACTACTTTGCATCGACCCCGCCTACCTGTCGCGCTTGGCAGGTGGAAGCAAAACCAACCCGAGCGACGAGGTGCTGGAGAAGCTGGGCCTTGAACGCCGCGTCGTCTACACCCGTAAGGTGCGCGACTACCAGCCCACCAAGCTGCATCCGAGGACTAAATGCGCATGAACACCAATTTTGCTCAGGAGTTGCTGGAACGGCACGCGGTCGCCATCAACGTCGCAGTTGAGGATGGATCATGCTTTATGGTTAGCGAGCAGGATGCGCTCGATGCCATCCGTGCCGCACTTTCTCACGCTACGTCGATTGATGTGCAAGTAGGGCTGCCCCCGCTCCCGCCAGTGGATGGCTACGACAAGCGGATTCAGGGCCATTACTCAGCTCAGCAGATGCAGAAATCCGCCCTCGCCGCAACTGGCAAGCAGCATGTTGGCGGGGCTATGGATCGCGATCAGCTTGGAGACATTGTTGAAGGCATGGCTGTCAGCGTGGACGTGGACGGGTTGTTCAGCACAGACGGACGCCGCCTCTTCGGGACCATTACCGCCGTCCAGCACGAAGACGGCGAAAAGGGCGGGCTGATGCTGCTGGTGCAAGAGCCTGAGCCGAACTGGAAGACAGCGCCGGTTGGCGAGGTCGAATTACTTCCGCCGGAAATGCGGCCCAGCGGCCCTGAGTATCTGGACTATCTCGACGGCCCAAAGCAGGTTGGCGAAGTGCAGGGGGATACGCTGGTAGGCGATGAAATGGTGCAGGCGTTCAAGGCTGCGCTGTCGCGTGCGCAGTTGCCGGGGAAGCCGCGCACGTATTTCCTGAAAGACTCGGAACTGCCCTCGATCCTGATGGAAGTCCTCGCCGCGCGCCAGCCGGGGGCAGATGAGCCGGTTTCGCCGATGGCAAAGATGGCCGCAGCACTTCGAGAAAAGGCAGCAATAGAACACACGGAGTATTCCCAGCGCGTGCAATCTGGCGAATGGGGCACTATGCCGGAAGCTGGGACACAGGCCGACTTCTGTCGGTACTGCGAGGGTTCGGGCTGGGATGGAGAAAGCCGAAAGACCAAATGTCCAGATTGCTCCGGAACGGGCATGTCCCGCCTGCTCATCGGCGAGGCTGGATGATTTGAACAAAAGCGAACGTATACGCAGCCTGATTAGCTCACCTAAGACGGCTGCGGAGATTCACAAAGATATGCCAAATGTTCCGCTTCCACTAATTCGCGGGCTGATTCAGACGATGATTACGGGCGGACTAGCACATAGGATCGGCGATAAGCGGCCATACCAATACAAGGTTGGGCGTGGACTGGAAATTCACAAAAGAGGTACAGATTTGAACATCACCGCACAAGTTCGTAGTTGTATCAAGGAACACGGGCCAATCAGCCCAGATGGCATTTCCGAGATTACTGGGATCAAAGTCAGGGAGGTTCGCGCCCGCATCACCGAGATGAAGAAGCGCAAGTTCATCCAGGCCGATGAGAATGGGTGCTTGGTGTTCCTGCGGGATCGGATTACCCCGACTACGCGCATGGCAGACAGCGAGCGTCGGCAGCGGGATCGTGTGCGCATGAAGCTTGCCAGGCAGAAGGCCGCTAAGAACCGCCCCGACCAATCGACGCCAATGACCGTGGTTAACCTTAAGGGAAAACCTGAGCCTAAGAATGTAGTTGCGCAGACGGTGGACGAATGGCTCAAGGCTGGCGGGGTAATCGACCGATCCCCTACACCGCTGCCGTTTGAGCGGCTGACGGCTAGTGACATTGCGAAGTCATCTTTCCGGCCTACTGCATCCGCCCAGCTACGCACCACTAGATCGTATTTGGCCGGGTAATTGACAACCAAGTTGCTGTGTGCGTTAATACTCAAGTCGATCTGGCAGTCGGCACTGTAGGACTCACACACAGCAACACACTCCACCCCAGAGTTTTTAGAGGGGCGGTGTAGTTATTTGATGCTACGTGTGAGTCCATCAAATGACTGCCTCGCCAAGGCCCGCCCCTCTAAGCACTCTGGGGTTTTCTATTGGCGACGATCCAGCCTGGGACGACTTGGGGCTGGTGGGGAAGCACAAGGGTCATGCAATCGATGCTGTTAGCGCAATCCATTCCAGCGACAGGGCGTGCGAAACCACGTTAAGGAATGGAACCCACAGGCGGAATAAGCGCACTGTAGGGCTTTGTACCGATGCCCGGCTCCGTAGAGCAGACGTATAGGACAAAGAGCTAAAGGTGCCCTAGGCATAGGGTTAGCTTTAGCTTTGCCCTCCACCCTCACCATAGAGCAGATATACATGACTACTAATGCTAAGGATGAAGATGGATCGGTGATTGTGAAGGTTAAGCACGCATCTAGTGCTGGGGACTTCCTGCCATTCACGGCTCTTCCGAAGAGGTTCCATGGTAAGCGAGTCAGTATCACAATCATAGCAGATGACTGTTCTATTTCTGGAATTGTATATCCCACTTATGATGTTGATAAGAATGAGCTATTTGATAGCATGCCCCCATGGACTTTGAACTCATCGCCGGATTCGCCATCCTAGTAGTAGCGGCAGGCTGGACGATCCACACCCTCACACTCGCATTCATTTACAGTCGGGAGCGGCGCCATGGTTAAGATCATCACTCTGATCCTAATGCTGATCCCGTTGTGCGCCAAGGCTGAATCGACGTATCTGTATACCGAAACCTCGGTGGCTGGCGAGACGATGGATGCGTTTGTGCTGAGGATTGCACATAGGGCAATGAGGGTTACTAACAAAATGGGCGTAGAAGTGTGCGGGGAAGTTGAGGAGGTTGACCGTATATATCGGGTAGTAATCGCAACTTCTAACGATCAATTCAGCTGCGAACTTCCTAATACTGGAAAGCCTTATTTTCACACTCACCCAGCATCAAGCATAGGAACATTCTCGCCTGCTGATAAAAAGTATGAAGGATACTTGGCAGCAAAAGGGCGTGTTTACTATTCAAATGGTCGCTTAGAAAAGCGAGTTGGTAAAATCAAAGGTATGTAACATCAAGAAGCAAATAATTTGCAGCACGACGAATTGATGGAATAGCGAAAGTCATTGAAAAGCTAATTAACATGTTTTGGCTAACTATCTGCGTTGCATCAGTACGAATTAGCCTAATATTAGTTACGCGCTGAAAAGATGGAGGCTGCCCAGGCTGAGAAACTGGATTCGATTGAGCATAGACTCCACATACAGCTTGTACAGGAAGATACTTCCTTCCTGACGGAACATTGTAAGTTATATTTTCAGTGCCGCCAGATGTTTCACTAGGAATAACCACAGTGGCCGCATAATTCGCGTATGGCATTGTTGCATCAAAAACCAATGAACCATCGGCTGCGAAAACCTGAAGCCCATAAGTTGTGCTTGATGCGGATGGTGGCTCATCAAAAATCCAAGCCACAAGGCTTACAGTACTCCCGGCCAAGGGGAATACCGCTCTAAAAGTAAAGCTACTGCCACTCTTGGATAGAAGGAAAACGAAGCTAGCGCCTGAAGAGTCAATTCCAACCATAGGCGTTTTCCCATATACAGATGTGTAAGTAAAATCTGCATGCTGGTAATTGCTATACTTTGTGCCGCCAGAAACAACGGTTGTTGTCAGACTTTGCTTTGAAGCAAGACGCAAATTCCTATAAGTCTCATCAATCTGAACTGTATCTGATGAGTTGTAAATTGTGATACCTGCTGGCATTAATAAACACCGTATTGGATTTCAGCGGAGTCGCGGTACTCATTTGGGATAGTAGACTCCCATGACCAACTGAGAGTATTCCCAGATATTGAGATTGTTGGGCTAAGTAGTCCTACGTCTTGCCCTAAAACAAGGTAGTAAGCGGTGCCTTGAGAAAATCCAGGATTGCTTATAGACCCATTTGCTATCCCTGTGGTCACATTCCCTAGGATTCTAGTTATGCGTGTCGTCACTGATATAACAGAACGGCCCAAGGAATCGAAACACTCTAGGCCAGCAGGCATAATTTAGCTCCAAATACCCATGCGAACACGGAGAGTTCCAGACGAATCAAACACCCTGATGATGCTATCGCTTATCGTAAGGTAACCGCCATTATTCGGCCCGGTCATCGTAAGCGTCCCGTTCTTATCCAGCTTCCATCGCGGCTGACCGCCAGCACCAACCGTGTTGGACTGAATCGTATCACCGATCATAGCGTTAGTGATCCACGCGTTGCCGATCATGGCCTGACTGATGAAGGTCTGACCGCCTTGGATCACGAACGGGCTAGTGATGTTGTTATTCACCACGTTAATGACAGCGAATCGGTCAGCCTGCATAAGAATCTGCGACTGGTAGCTACCGTCCGGCTGCTGCTCAACACCCAAGCCCATGCCAGAGGTGTAGATTTTACCGCCGCTCGTTACCTGAGCGCGAATGGTGTAGGTAGCATTGACCTTGCCATTAAGAGTGTTGATTGCAGTCGAATTGGTGCTAACGGTGGCATTCGTGGTGCCTAGATTCGTTTGCACGGTCGTAATCTGCTGACCAAGCGCACTATCAGCAGTGGCACGAACTATGCTTTCTGTCTGAATCAGGGCATTGGAGTTATCCACCCTGACGTTAACTTGGTCGATTCGCTGGGCCTGAGCGAAATTCTGATCCGTATATACAGACTGGATCGTAACCGTACCCGCGAAGACTGTAGTATCGCCAGCACCCCAGTCCGTATCGCCAGCAGCCTTTACATCCAACTGAGCAAACAGTCCGTTTACAATCTGACCCTGAGCAGTCACCTCGCCATCGAGAACATCAATCTGTGTCTCAAGGCTATCCACGCGACCGACGATAGCGCCAGCCTCAGAAATAGCGGTTCCTACGTCAGTCCAACTCGGGCTAGGCGGCTGGTTATTGCCAGGGGCTGGGCCATTCCAACTATAGATGACGCCGTTATAGATGACCAATTGGCCCTGATCGTAGGTAGCTTCAGGGTCGTAAATCAGAGGAACGATAGCGTCTACAGAGTCAATCTTGGCGCGTAACTCCTGCCCGAGAGCGCTCTCACTGATCTTCTCAGAGAAATATTCATCGTATTCAGACTGATCTACGCTGGATTCACCCATTACGCCAGTGTCAGCCGGATACCAAGGCCCGATGTTGCCACTACGATCAACCAAGCGCCCCCAAAAATAGAAGCGCGCGCCGGCAGAAAGACCGTTGATCTGATGCCGCGTCTGCGGATAGGCGAAGTCGCCCAACTTGATAGCATTGGCACGATCCGGCGTAGGCCCATACCAAATCTCAGTACGTTCAGTATCAGTAGCGCCCTGAGGCAATCCCCACTGAATTCCAATGGCGAACACAATGCTAGTCGTTGTCAGGGAGGTAAGCGCAGGCGGTGGCTGAGTTTTCCCGAAAATCTGGGTAAGAGGACTAAGAGCCGGGATCGACATTGCGCCAATAGGATTGATCGCGCGGACGCGAGCCAAGTATTGACCGGTCAGTACGCCGCGCACATCAACGCTAGTGGTCGCCACGCCACGGATCGTTACCCAATCCATATCATCACGTCGCCACTCGACGTTGTACTCACTAGCTCCTTCCGGAGCTGCCCACGAGATAGTCAGGTCAGTTCGTGCGTTAGCCTGATCGATGACAGAGAAAGATGTGAGCGTTACGTCAGTAGGCGGGGCCTGAGTGCTAGGCGGGATAACGCTGATCGGCGGCGCTTCAAGGCGGGTGCCGTCATCGATATAGGCGAACTTGTCGCCACGGTAGGCAAGCCCGGTGATGCTGAAAGTGCCATCTTCGTTGTCAACCACCCCAAGGCATCGGAAAGACTCCGCCACAAGCGTGGTCTTCTCGAAAATAAAGACAGCCTGCTTAGCCGGTTCGGCGGACCAATCGACGGTTACATTGATGACAAGTCCGACAACAGATTGAACAGTCCTCGCCTCAATCCTGCCCGTAGACAGCATGACCTTAATGGTGTCGCCGGGGCTGATTCCATCTTCCGGAAGTGCATCAACCGTCACACTGTCATCGGTGAAGGCCGAGATGCGGCCGCCCATGCGTCGCCCAGCGCGGTTAGAGTTCGATACGTTGAAAATATCGCCAGGAGAAATAAGGACTCCGGCCAATCCAACCTTGAATGCGATTGTCTCAGTTTCCAGATTCTCAGACACAAGAATGTGGTTGCCGATACGCTGAGCCTGCCCACGCGAGGTGCAGCCAATGGCTGTTACTTCAGTCTCTTGGATTCCGTAGCGCACAAGGCCGGGGCGGAACTCTACACGCTCAACCTTCTGCCGCCCGAAGTCAGTCTGATCCGACCACGACACAAGGGCTACGGTATGGCGCACCTTACGGGCTGAGCCTTCATAGTCAAACTTCCCATCTACTACGTCTGCATTGGTATACCCAATGGAAACTTGCTTGGGCATATCTGCTGATGCAATAACCTGCCCGAGACCATAGTAAGTAACGCCACGGAAGACGGCAGCAAGATCTTGAAGGACTTTATACGCATCAGTCCGCGTTTGAAGGAAGATATTGCAGGTGAAGCGCGGCTCCAACCCGCCGAAACCATCCGAAACCATCTCATCGCAATACTGTGCGATTTGATACAGGTTCCACGAATCCACCCACGCTCGCGGAATGTGGTCACCAAGGCCGAACCGGTCATTGGTGATAATGTCGTAGAAAATCCACGCAGGGTTATTCGTCCATGCAGATTTGAACGTACCATCCCAAATCCCGTTGGTCGTGCCGGGGCCAGAAGTGGCATAGGTCCGCGACTCAGGGTCGTAGTTGGCCGGAACAAGAATGATTCGACCATAGATGTTGTAGGCGCGCGGCGGAATGTCCTGAAAGCTGCGCGCATCGAAGGCAATGGCAACCAATGCGCTATTTGGGTAACGCAACTTCGCATCGATGATTTCAGTGATCGAGCGAACGCGGGTTGTGTCTGCAATGGTAGATGAATTGGCGTTAGGCGTCAGTCGGCGGATACGCACGTTCCACTGACTCCCAGCAGGCAAGTCAATTCGATGGCTACGCTCATACTGGGTAGTGGTTTTGCCAGTGAATGCGCTATTAAGTACGGTCGTGTATGCGCCCCCATCAACCGAAATATCGATTGCATACGCTACGCTATAGCCAACCGTATCGCCGTTGCTAGTGTCGGTTTTCTGAAGAGCGGGAACCGCTAAACGAACACGAATAGCGGAAAGATCGGAGCCAGAAATGGTACGCACGACTGGCGCATCAGAGCGCAATTCAACCTCAACGCCAACCTCATTCTCAACGCTAGGGAAGCCAGGAATATAGGTCTGATCCTGCGTTCCGGTGCGTGTCTCTACTGAGACATTCTGGAAGTTGAATGACCCATCCGAACTCTGAAGCGGCGTTCCATTTAGATAGATTGACTTAAAGCCATCCACAAGGCCGCGAATCTCACCCTCGCCCAAAAGATCGATAATCTTTGCGTAAGAGATTGAGCGCAGGCTATCTGGAGACTCTACAGGCGTGCGCGGAGCGTCCCCGCCACCACCTGCGCCTTGGATATAGGGGATATTAACGTTCAAACATCATTCCCCGGTTCGTCAATGAATGCATTCGTTGAAAGGTCCTCGGCGTAGATTCCTCCGCTAATCAGCGCAGAGCCAACGATAAGAGGCCCGCCGTATGGAAGCGGAACGGGATTTCCCTGAGCCTGAGTGTTAACTGCGCCGTTCATGCTATAGCTTGGCTGATTGCCAGGGTCATCCTTTGCACCAAGCCCCTTAGGCTGCGGGGCTAGCATCTGCACCACGCCGCCAATGACCATAATGGCACCATTGGCGATTAGGCCGGGGTTGCCCGTGTACGCGCCAACGACGATAAGAACGATGCCAAGGATGATGTTAAGGACGCCACCGCGCTTATTACCCTCGATAATTGGTGCAATGCGAATCTCTTCATCACCTACGGGGTCCTTAAGCCCTTCCTTTGTGATATTCCGCTTACCGATGAATACCGCAAAGTTGATCCCGTTTGACTTGGATTCTGCTAGATACTTCTTGAATCCCGGAACCTGTACGGACAGCGCGCGGATAGCCTCAGCGGGCGATGAAACACAAAGGGTGAACTCCCTGCCGAATCGGCGGCGCATTGGGCCATATAGTTTTACGGTCTTCAGCTTTGCGCTCACGCCGGAATATCCTTGTGCCTCACAATCGTGATTGTACGCTCAGCCCACATCCCACCATACGGCTCAGTTCGGGACAGCTTGCCATGCAAGTGATGGAGCATCTGGCCATTCCCCAAGTACACCGCAGCGTGGTTAGGAACCTTAGAGCGAATGTTCATCAAGATTATATCACCGCGCTTAGGCTCATCCTTGATCTTGAAGAAGCCCTCAGCATTCAAACGATCCATGCTGTAAAGCTCCTGCCCCTTATTCCACCAATCATCCTCCCGCTCATAGTTACTGAGCCGGATTCCAAATTCACGACAAAGGAAGTCTTTGAACAGGGTGAAGCAATCTAGGATTCCATGAGCGAACTGTCGGCCCTCAAGAGGGGCTTCATATCCGCATGGTTCGCAGTAGCCTTGAATGCCAAAGTCAGGCTTACCATCGACCATGCCGATGCTCAGGATATGCCAGGGAAGCTCAGACAGTTCGCACTGCACGCGGTCAGCGTCAGACGGCGCGCCAGAGGAATTAGGGTGACTGTGCACCACCGCCTTGACCTCGCCAATTTCCTCGGCCTCGGCAAAGTCCTCACCACTCAGTCTGAAGTGTTCGCTAGGCTTCTCATGCGCGTTGTTGCACGGAATATAGCGCTCGCCATCCTCGGCCATCACAATCAGGCCGCAGGATTCATGGGGGTAGCAATCTGCGGCGTGTGCTTGTGCGGCTTCCAGTGTTGCCAGTTTCACGGGGTCAATGCCTCTTCAGTAGTCCAGCCGCGAGATAGCCTAGTGCCAATTGTACGATGATCTATGCCAGTTTCGTCAGACCAATCAGCGAGGCATTGAGTCCGACCGAAAGCCGTAATGTAGCGGGTATTCGTTTTATTCCTAGCCTGCTGTGAAGTAGTTGCCCATCTGCAATTTTCTTTGCAGTAGTCTCCATTAACATCAATTCGATCAATGCTCATCCCAGCGGGACGCTCCCCCATATCCTCAATAAATCCCTCAAACGTCATCCACTTCTCGCAGAGTTTGATGCCGCGAGCGCCATAGGATTCATACTTCGGGAAATTTTTGTTTGTGCACCGAGACTTCATTGTTGACCATGTGGAATACATTGAAGTCCTTGCCTTTCCGTGAGATGTATTTTTCTGTGAAATCAATTCGCGCCTAAGGCATCCACAAGAAGACGTATTCCCGGTGTACAGCTTAGACTTGATTATGGATTTCTTATTTCCACAGTCGCATACGCATATGTATCTAGCGGCCTTTCCTTTATGAACTTCATCAAGCTCATCTACCGTTAGACGCCCAAATCTATCGCCGATTTTTACGTTAGTGTCCATTTCATGAGCGTATCAGACTTGCAGCCGGAAAGCTACCGTATGAGATAGGTTCTGACTCTCCAAATCGCAGCTTACAACTACCAACCCGACCACCACATACGTCCAAACTCGGGTCACTAGTTGGATTGTCATTAATGTCAGCAACCGGTGGCCCATTGTATCCGCAATAGGGGCCTCGATAGCCACCACGGAGAATCCATGTGCAAGCATTGGCGATGATCTGACGACCCGGCAGGCTAGCTCCGTTTAGATCGGCGGCACTGGCAAGCTCGAACTGGACAACCTCGTTATTCTCGCCCGACTTCCGCTCGATATACCAAATCTCATCGGGAAAGTGTTCGTTCGGGTCAGCGGTCGGATTGCCATCAGTGAAGTTTTCAGCATCGAGGTACTGCTTAAGCGTCTGCCGACGAATGACCCTAGAACCCACGAGGTCATCAAAAAGAAGACACAGCGCCGTAATCGTCCCCTCGATATTGCCAACACGAAGCGTAGGGGTCGGCGTCTGAGAGCTATTACGCTCGAATCCCTCACACTCAATCGGCCAAGGGTCATACTGCTGACCTTGCCAGAAGATAGGGCCACTCTGCAAATGAGCGTGGAAGAACAGTTGATCCGCATTGAGCTGGGTTGCATCAAGCTCAAAAAGAACAATCCTGTTCCCAGGCTCTAGAGATTGAATGTCCTCATTTACACTCATTAGATTCCAGCCTGATCGAGGCGAGTTGAGATAGATTCAACCAATCTCTTAAGTTCCTTAATTTGTCGATTCTTCTCTTGGTGGGACTTTGTATTCAAAGCCATCAATTGAGCAATATCATAGCTGCCAGGAACTAGAGTCCTCACCTCTTCTCCATCCACTTCCTCATTTTTCCACTCAGAATCCTTCGCTGCACTAGGAATTACAGACTTTATATTCTCCTGAAGCAATCCAACAACGTAACCATCATGCTCAATGTATTCAGGCTTGTACTTGTAGCTAATCACCACAAGCCTATCGAGAATCTCACTTGCGTTTTCAGAGTAGCCTTCAATGTAATCCTTAACGTCAGCGGTAGAAGTTGGGTTGAACGACACTGCCGTGACGGTACTGGCGAAGTTGGCTGTCCTGTCGTTGTTGATTTTCAGGCAGTCGGACCACACCGTCCCGGCGCTACTCACACGCTGAATCGTGTAGCCTCCGTCCACACTGTCGGAGATATTAACCAAGACTCGATACCCAACCTGACCATTAGGGCTAAGGTATGAACTTACTGCAACATTCTTTTGAATGGTTAGGTCGCCATTCAAAACCCCGCCAGTTTTCGGAAAAAAAGTTACAGACAAATTGTAAATCTCAAGGAAGTTTGCATTCGTTTTCTCAAATGCAGTTTTCGCGGGATCGCCAATGTATGACCCATTGTTGGTGGTTGTATCGATAATCTGGCGGGCCATTACTTAATCCTCAAGGCTGATAGGTTTGTTCAAATGTTGCGGTCAAAGTATACAGCCGCATTCCATTTGGAGATGGATTGTAGGTATCGCAATAGAAGTAGCCATCACCGAAGAATGGCGCCTCCCATACGAATGACTTGCCAATATGTGAGTCAAGAAAGTTGACAATCTCTTGGATTCTATCTTTCTTGCCGACGAACTCAACATTCCATCGCCGCATGACATGGTTAATGCCATCAGCCGACGACTGTGCATAGCCATCTCCAAAGCGCGCACGACGGACAACGCCATTAACCTCGCCAGAGGATTGCTTCGTGGCACACCATGTAAATCTGTCAGCCATTAGGCAGTTCCCATCCGATTGTTATAGACCGCGCCGCCAGGGCGATTGTTCTTGGTCCACCATTGGTTAATCATAGCCTCAAACATCTGCTTAAGCTCGCGGGTGCTTTCATCAGCACCACCGCCCTGCTGCTTGGTAGTGATATTGCCGTCCTGCATGCTCATAATGAAGGTGATCTGCGGACCTGCATTCTGGCCCATGGAGCGCGGAATGGACGAGCCGACAATGCCGCCAGTAGCATAGCCCGCAGTCGGGCGCATAGCATTGGCTCGGCTTGGGCCACCCACAGCCTTCACGTCAGCCTGAGACCAAACAACCTCCCCGCGATGGACGATGCCAGCAGGCTCATACTTGCCGCCGTAGCCAGTGTATCCGCCTTCAGATTTGCCATTGGACAGAACTGATCCGATAGCGTTAATCCACCCAGCACCTTGCCCAGTGTAACTAGACGCTGCCGATCCGACCGCCTGGAAAATCTGAGATGCCGCAGCCTCAGCAGCCATCCGCTGCAATGTCTTGAGGAATCCGGTAAGCATGCCATCTAGCCCATCGGCGAATGGATCGAACAATAAATCAGCGAAGGCAGACTGCATGTTTCTTGCTGCCTGAACACCATACTCGCCAAGGATCGAGGTAGTCTCTTGTCCCTTGGCCTGCAAAGTATCCATGCCGCTATACAGCGCCGCATAGTCAGCTTCAATGTCTGCAACGCCTGCCAAGTTGCGAAGGTTCTGCTGATCGGACTGACTAAGGCCACGAAGATTTCCAGAAGAAATCTCATAGTTGATCCTTCCTAGCTGAGAGTTATCGCCACTAAGGGCAATCTGCCTCTCAAGCTGGGCGGTAATAGATTCGTAGCTCTTGGCTAGTGCCTGAGCAGCCTTCTGCTCTTCGGTAAGCGCTACTTGGCGTGATCTAGTGCTGTCCGATGAGGATGCAGAAGATTTAGCAATGCTGCTGGTGTAGGCATCTACTTGCCTCTGGATGGCCTCCTCGCTCTGCCCAGCAGCGTTGCCAGCATCACGGATACGCTGAATCTCTAGGCGCTTCTGAATCTCTTTGTCCGTAGATGCAAGAACCCGATCCCATGCCGCTGCTGCATCGTCAGCAGATTTTTTGGCATCATCCGCCCTCTTTCTTGCCAATTCATCACGAACAGGCTCCGGCGTCCGTGTCTCGCCACCCACGCCAGGCATGATGACTTCGGGGCGACCACGATTTGCATTGCCGCCGAAGTAGGCAAAAGCACCTACAACCGGATTCACAACGCCAAGGCCGCCAGCACCTAGCTTCTGTGTAGCGCCGCCGATTCGATCAAGGTAGTCTGCATATCGCTGAAGCGGGACAAGGGCGCGGTTTACATTGGATACAACCCCGTCCCATGCCTCAGAACTAGCTTTCTTGATGTTCAGCCATGCAGTCGAGATAAGGCCCAAGTTGGCTTCCACTTCTCGGGTACGGCCAGCCACCACATCGGCGTACAGCTTCGCAGCCTCAGTAGCCGCCTCCTGCCACTTCCCCTCATCCTGAAGGGCTTTGATTCTCTGATACTGAGTTTCCGTCAAGAACCGCTCAGTCTCATTGAGCTTGGTCAGGGCATCAACTGGGTCTTTAGCAATCGCGCGGAATTTATCAAGAACGGTATCGGCAGACTGTCCCGTAACCGATGCCCATGAAGTAGCAGCAGCAGACGCGCTAGTCAGCGCCTCGCCGGTCAGGTTAGTAGTAGTCGCCAGAGAGGTGATGGCAGAAATCGCGCCACCCTGAGTTACGCCTGAGACGCTATCAATAGAAGCGGCCAACTTCTCGATACCCTCAGCGGTGTACGTGGCATTCCGACCCGTACTGATAAGGGCGAGGTTGATTTCTTCAGTGCGGGCGCTGGCTTGATAGAAAGCCACGCCCAAGGTGCCGATGACAGCCGCAGAAATGGTCAGCGGGTTAATCATCGAAACAAGAGTTGAGGCCAGCGCTCTAGCAGCCGGAACGATGCCGCCAAACATATCCTTTAGCTGTCCGCCCTGCTGCAACAGAACAAGGTAGGCCGGCTGACCTCCCACAAGGCTAGTCGTAATGTCGGTGATCTGCGCCGGGACATTGCGCATGGCCGCGCTATACGCCCTAGCCGACATTCCCGCCTTATTCTGAGCATCCGCAACACCGCCGAGAAGCTGGCGATTCTGCTGAAGCTGAGCGTTATAGCGGGTATAGCTTTCGGTATCGAGTTGACCGCTCTTGCGGAACTGAGCAAGCTTTCGCTCCTGCTCATCCAGACGGCCAAGCGCCCTAACGGTTGGATCAATCTGCCCGAGAAGGTCCGAAAGCTCTTTCTCCTGAGCCTGAGTGGCCTTAGTGAGACGCTTGGTAGACTCTTCTGCACGACCGCCTGCGGCAGTCAGCTTATCTAGATCGCTAGCAGCGTCCTCAGCCTGCCTAGAGTCGATCTGGATGCCAAGTTGTGCAAAATTAGCCATTGTCTCTATTCTCCGCCATTGTCGCTAAGGCTTCAGTTTCCATTATGCGGACGGATGAGAATACTTCCGGCCTACTTTTTTTCTTCACCCCTACCATATCCATGACTACAGGCATTGCAGCGTAGTCCAAGCCGGTTGCCCCTGCCATGCCTACCCGCCACTGTGTCGCCATCGACTCAAAGACGTAGAAGGCATCTGCGTTACATTCCCAAACTTCGATAGTGTTGTCTTCCTCATCGAAGTCTTCGGGGTCAAAGCCCATCGCCGCCATAGCTGACATATCAGCGTCCGGCGACGATAGCTCATAGGCAACCTGCCTCAGTTTCCCTCGCGCGCCCGGTCATAGGCAGCAAGGTAGCCAGCGACAATGGCGGCAGGCAGTTCAGAGCCAGATTCAACCAAAGTCGTAAGGTTTTCGTCATTGAACTCTTCCTCAATATCCCAGCCCACAACAATGGCCTTCAACTGAGGAACTTCGTAGTCAATGACAAACTGTGCAACATCAATTCCCGTTACCCCATCTTCCTTGGCGTAAGCCGGAACCTTATTCACGAAGAACTGATACCGCTCTTCGTTGAACTTCGTCAGCTCTTTCCGATCCATCCACTTGAAAGTGAATTCAACCGGTACCAGTTCCTGCCCAGGAGAGGGCAGGTTCACGGTAGCCTTGAAGGTCGGATCACGCTTAATCGAGAACTTATTTGCCACAAATTACTCCTTACGGGGCCGGATACTTGGTGATCTTGCTGATGCTGATCGAGACAGTACGGGTCATCACTTCGCCACGGGTCAGGGTCGGCACCGGAGTGATCGACACATAGCCCGGATACAGAATTTCCTTACCGTTGCGCAGGATGACGCGAACAATCGACATTTCCTGATTCTCGCTCAGGTCTTCGATGATACCAATGGCCGGGGAACTGTCATCGTCCGACACGGTGAAGGATGCATTCGACGCCGAGAAGCCGTTAGGCAGATTGGTCGGGCTATCTTCCTGCAAGCAGGCCACTTCAGTGAACTGAGCCTCACCACCGGTCATGCTGGAATCGGTGATGCACGGAAGGTCGGTCCAGCCAGTAACTTCCAGCAGGTTGCCCGCGCCAGAGCCAGCCGGGTACTTACTGGTATTGGTGGTGTCAGCACCCAGCAGGGTCGCCGTAGTGGTGGTCGCCGTGCCAATGCGGAAGGCGCGGCCATCAATCTCACACCAACCGGACTCCACCATGACAATATCACCCGAAACAAAGGTGTTCGTCTCAGTGGTCAGGGACGGCGGGGCCGCATTGGTGATCGCGGTGAATTCAATCGGAGCAGCGAAACCGGATGCAATCTGCACAGTAGCGCCGTTAGGGAGAGCAAGTCGCTTAGCCATAAAATACCTCTTAGGTCGTAACTACGCCACGGTACGGAATTGTAACGGTGACATTATATCTAGAATCTTCCACGATGGTGGGGCCTTGGTCCACTGCATCAATGATGCTCCCGTTGAAATTAGCCACACCAATATCAGAATCAACGGGGAATAGTGTTTGGATTTCGCTAACCAATGCCTCAGCTACACCAAAGGGCTGGGCCGGATCGCAGGAAATGGTTACTTGGTACAGGCCCAGGTAGGTTATTTCATCGCCTTGCAGGCACTCGGTACGGGCTGAGGCAGGAAGGAGGAACCCGCGAATAAATACGGGCTTGGCTACATCACCCTTCTGGACGCCAAAAAATGAAGGAAGGACCGGAGTTTTAGCCTTTGCCCAATTGAACAATTTTGTCTCGATGGCGCTGCGCGCAAGAGCATGACTCACTGAGGATTCTCCCTAATAGCCTGCTCGACCAATTGCTGAAACCTCGCTGCTGTGACGCGCACCATACCCGAGGCGGCTTTCTGAGAATGCCCATACTCCAATGGAATGGCGTAAGGAAGGTTATTTTGTAGGGAAGCAGCCTGCCCGTAGGTCAGCGCTCCAACTTCTGCCAGCATCCTAGCCAGAACCTCGCCGCCTTCCTTGTCAGGGGTATCCGGCACAGAGGTGTCGTAGCCATCAATACTCAGACGCCATGCACCCTTGAAGGTGCCGGTGTCTACGGGCGACAGGCGGACCACTGAGCCAGCCACCAGCATCACAAGGTCGCGGAAGATGGCATCCGCGCGGCCCATAGTGTCATCGGCGAACTGCTGCAACTGCTCGCGGAATGACCCGCTAAGCCCGCCGTATTTGCGCGTCATGTGGTGGACGTTAGCCATCAGATACCCCTACAGTGGGCTTTAAAGAAGCAATCCACGCTCGCGTAGTTGCCAGGACGAACGCCGACGACGTTATAGGACGATCCGTCAAACACGATCACATCATTAGTAGACGGCTGCGGCATGTCTGTACCGTCCAATTTGACCGGCGACATGAGGATTTCAACGTCCCCCTCAAGAATGTAGGTGTTATCAATGTCCTCAAGGTCGAAGTTGGTTCGCAGGCCAGAGCCTGGAACATCCGTCCACACCGTGTCCTGACCGCCCGTCTCGGGATTGTATTCCCCCACAGTCTTCTGACGCAGGGTCAGTCCAAGCCCCTTGCCTTGTGGGCGCGGTGCCAGCATACGGATTGCCAGCGCTCGGCCACGGTCGTGAATATCAGCCATCTTCAGGCTCCGGCAGAGGCTCAGGGATGGGGTTAGGCTGGGATTCCTCAATAGGCAATCCGACTCCAGCCACCTCGACCAAGCCTTCGGCTACATCAGTGACCAACTCCCCATTCTCGATGAGGAACAGGCCGTCATCGCCCTTGAGATTGAACTGCGCCCAGCCCGCCTCAGTGTCCAGACGGGTCACATTTGGCAGCAGTTCGCCATTGACATAGACCATGATTGGCCGGTGAGCCAGCCAGTTGTCATACCCCTCACCGTCATCCTTAAATACGCTGATCTTCATTATCAGAACCTCTTGCGGATGACATATTCTAGGCTACAACGGCACCCGTATACCTCATCATCAGGGGCATTGCCATCGCCAGGGAACATCAGAGAATTACCGTTCCCACTTATGAATGGAACATTGAGCGGCTGAACCTGTCCATTCATCGCAGCATGGCTATGGCGGACACGCTCATCGCGCATCGTTCGCCACTTCTTACTAACCTGATCTTCCGTAGCCAATCCGCGTTCAATCATCTGCTGGATTGCTTGGAATCGACCTGAGTTATATGCCTGAGCGGCCATCGTTTCGGATAGCTGCTTAGCGTAGGACTTCACCAGCCTGTCAGCGTAGGCGCGGGCAATGGTGTTGACCTGCTCGATAGTCAGGCTAGTTCCAGGCTTAACGAACTTGTCAAAGGCAGTGTCGCGCAGTTTGCGGGTCAGGTATGCCCTCATAGCCGCACGGTCGCCGCTAATAAGCTGCTCGCGGGCCGAGTTAACCCACTCCGTCATCTGGATTGGCAGGCCCACCACACCGCCACTCCTGCGGCCTGTGAGCGGGCTACGTACGCCGATAAGGTCTAGCGCCTGATTGCGGATCGTGTTCCCGTTCCCAATGATGGCGTTAACGGACTTGCGAAGGTCCATGTCAGCCGTGGCACGCAGGGAATCGCCTTCCTCACGTAGCAGGTTGATGACAGCCCAGGTATTCGGGTCAAACCGGAACCGGCCCAATGCCTCAGCATTAGCACCCTGCACAAACGCCGCCCGGAACAGTTCAAAGAATGCAGGCAGACCGCCAAGCGACAGGTATGCCACCAGCCCCTCAGAATCACCCTCACGCAGCAGCCGCTCAACATCAGCAAGCGTCGCCTCACCCTCAACCGCACGGACCTCTGCCAGATAGGCAGCCGCCATCGGCGCTTCAAGGGTGCGAATCTTGGCGGCGTGCTGTTCGGGGGTCATACGGTATAGATCGCCATAGTGCCGGTGCAGCGGCGAATCAGAAGCCCAGCCAGCAGGCTATCGATGATCGGCACAGTAGGCAGCAGGTCATACGGGTTAGTACCACTACTAACAGCGTACTCGACCTCTAGAACGTCCACCTTCTCGCGCTTGACGGCAGTGGACGTATTCACGATGGGGCGCAAACTGCCAGGGTTAGCGCCCTCGATAGCAGCGGCCTCATAGGTGGCGTATTCGACAGACAGCGGCACAGTGGCGCTGTCAATGCCGTCAATTCCGGTGCGGGGCCATTGCATGTACTGAGCGGGGCCGCCCGCCTTCTGACCCATGAAGGTCCACCAGCAGCGGTAATCGTCGCCAATCCACTTCTTAGCGTAGCTGTCTACGTAGAGCGTACCGCGCACCAAGGCGGCGGTCTTCGCCTCTTCCGATAGGCTGGCCCAAGCCGTGTTACCCATGGCCTCGTTATAAGCGTCTGCACCTGCAACAGTGCCGTAGAAGGTCAAAGCCATGGGATTCTCTAATAGGTGGCCGTCCTTGGCCGAGGGGTTCTTACTTAGCCAGAGCTTCGTCAAGCTTCTCTTGCAGCTTCTTCACGCCAGATCGCTTGTCCGCCTCAATGCCAAGCTCAGCAAGCTGGGCGATGAGAATGTCCTTCTCATCCAACTCTTCAGCCTGATCCGGCTGCTCTTCAGTGAACTGCACGTCTTCAACAACTTCCGGCTCATCGTGCGCAGCCTTGCCGCCAACCGACAGGATCTTAGCCGCCAGCCACTTGGACACGACGCCGTGCGACTTAAGCTTATCCCAGCTATCAACTTCCGCCGAACCCTTGGCCGGAATGACAACGCCATTCGGGAGGGCCAGCGGGGTGTAATGGTTGTTAGTTACCTTTGCCATATCTCTATCCTCTAATAAATCCCGCCAAGCAAATTCCTGGCGGGACCTATTTCTACATCAGCCGATGTTTACACGCCGTCCATCAGCGTGATCTGGCCCGGCAAGCGCACATCGACACCACCCAAGCGCATCACGCCCGGAACGTCCCAGCGCAGCGGACCCGACTGCCAAACCGGCAGGAAGCGGTGCGGCATCGGCATATGCAGCTTCAGCACCTGCGGATCGTTGCGGTAGAAGATCACACGCGGGACGCCGCCTGCACCGGCAGTTTCCAGACCGCGCACCGCACGAACGGTGATCTGACGGCCAGTCTGCAAGGTGTAGATGTTGCTACGCAGGAAGTATTCAAGAATGGTCAGGTCGCTGGTGGAGCTACGCGGCGTGGTGGCAATCTTGGTCAGGTGTGCATAGTCCATCAGCACAGTGTCGGCCATCGCGGTGTTTGCGGTGCCGTTCCAGATATTCAGCAAACCTTGATTCAGGTCAGCCAGAATCTCATCCGGAGTGGCAGTGGTCAGCCAATCGCCGTTCGGGGCAGCAATCGGGGTCACGCCAGCCGCATTGAACAGGCCAGTGAATCCCTTGGATGCATCACCACGGAACACCACGCGGTCAATCATTTCCTCAGAGGCGCGGCGAGCAGCCATCGCATCCTCATTCGGCAGATTGATACCCAGCAGACGGGCGCGACCGATTTCTTCCCAGCCGTAGCCGTAGCCGATACCTGCGGTGTAAACCGGGGTCTCAAACTTGGCGCGGGTGGTGCCAGCCTTCGGAATATCATCGGCATTGCCGTTGATCCAGTCAGCCTTACCGTACTGGTCAGAGCTGTAATAGGTCACCGAGGTGGCGAACTCGCTGCCCGAGGTGTCTACGGTGATGAGGCCGCGATACTGAATGTCAGCATAGACGGTCTGGTAAACAGTCGGCTCGATAATGGTGGTCTGAGCAACCACAAAACCAAGAGCGGACTGAGCATCGAGAAGAGGAATTGCGCTCATATAGTTGGCTCCTTAGCCCAGGCGAACCACGGCCAACTGATTGGCACCAGTGGTCGAAGTATCAAAGCGTGCATTGGGCACGAGGACGTTGCTAGTCGAAACATTGGTGAACAGGCCAGTGGCCGCAACCAGGTACACCGGGTCACCGGCAGCAACCTGCACCGAAGCCTGCACCCAAATGTCGCCAATGGTCATGACGCGGGCCGAAGCGCGCTGCGGGAAGGCGTCCGGGGCGCTTGCAGTGCCAACGGTCGAACGATCCAGCATGGTGATGCCAACGTACTTATTGGCAGCGCCACCAAAGGCCACAATGCCCTTGTCGGTAGTGCCCTGAGCCACTGCCACGCCGAAGCCAAGGCCAGCAACCGGCTCGACATTGCGGGAAATGATGGTGGCCGGAAGCATGGTTGCCTGCGCGCCCACAACACCCGGAGCGAGGGTTGCGTTATAGGTAGTCTGAACGGCCATATTAAGCCTCCTTCTTCGGGTTCAGCAGGGCGACAGACGCGGCATAGCCGTTATCCTTAACCTGCACTTGGGTTACGCCATCCTTGACAGCCTGACGGACCGGATCGGCGCTTGCCGAGTCTTCCACGGCAATATCAAAACGGGCCGACACGTAGTCATCGGACTTACCAGCAATCGCTGCATCGCCAAACTTCTTGGCAACAGCCATCTTGCGGATTTCAGCCTCAGACTTACCGGCGTAGTCCTGATCGGCAACAGTCTTAGCCTTGGCAATCAGGTCAGCGCGAGCGGTGACAGCAGCGTCCAGAGCAGCGGCGTCCATGACCTTGCCCTTCAGTGCGTCAATCTCAGCATCCTTCTTGGCAATCTCCGCATCCTTTGCGGCGACAGCCTTGGCATGGTCGGAAACAAGAGTGGCCTGCGTAGTTTCAGCATCGGCAACGCGTGCCTTAAGCAGGTTAATGGCGGTCTCGCCGTCCACGGTAGTTTCAACCGGGAGGCCATCGACCAGCACCTTTCGCAAATCGGCCATATGGCCTCCTTCATTTGGTTGGGCAGGATGGATAATATCGGCATTGCCCGAATCGCCGATACGAAGTTTATCACCGCCACGGGCCTTATTGACCAATGCCAAGTGATTCATGTGAAGGTTTGTTTGAATGGCGTCGTATTCTTCGCCAGAGTCGGTTACGCCAGCCTTGAACACAATGTCTGCGGAGTAGCCCATGGAAAGCTCAACCTTTCCACTTTCCCAGTCATTGATGGCATTTTGATCCATCAGGACCAGTGGCACGCGGACGAACTCGCCATCACGCATCACATCGCCGCCAGTCTGGCCAACTGCATAATCCTTCCAGTTATCGGCATTGACTGCCACGGAAGGATGGTCATTGGTCATCGGGCGATGCGCGTAGGTCTTCATCGCATCCTTGGCGAATACCGACTCCTGCGGGCGGTATACCCGGACAATCGGCATATCCGGCTTACCCACTTCCTTGCCTAGATAATTCTGGATGCCAGTACGGGCTACAGCGGCGTCAGCGACAAGGTAGCCGTCAGACGTTTTCCGTACCGCACTGGTGGAAACCTTGTCGGAGAAAATCATATTCACCTCAACGCAACTATGCGAATCTTACTCGTTATTAGTAGAAATACTAGTGGGTTCAGTATTGCCGGATTCTGGATTTAGGCCAGCGGCCATTACCTCCTCCATGTAGTTTTCCAACCCTGGCACCACACCCTGCTCAGTCAGCATGTTCACAGCAGCCTTACTCAGCGCATCGCTGTTGAACAGGGCCGTATCATTTAGCACCTTGATGGTGTCGGCTACGACCTTGCCAATGTCGGCCTCCTCCTTCTTAGTCGGCTTCCAAATGTTATTCCAGATATAGTGAACTTCCTGCGGGCGACGCCCAAGGGCATTCCACAACAGAAGTTCATCGAACTTAGCCATAGCCGGACTGAACTCTTGACTCTGGATTGTATTGACCTGCTCACTCCAAACGCGACTCTCGGCCTCACCCTTATTATTCAACCCGCCCTCAGTCGCACCGAAGAGGATCGACCGGGGTATGCCGGATGCGCCTGAGCATTCCTGCTGGAATTCACGCATCAGCTCAGGTACGCCAGCAAAGGTGGCGTTGTGGCTGTTATAGGTCTGATTGGAGTCCATGAGAAGGGTCTTAGTAATACCCTTAGCTTGGACCTGGAGGCTAATCATCTCCAACACCGCGCTACGGTACTCAGGCTCATTAAGCTGGCTCATCAGGTCAGGGACACCGATAACGTCAACCTTGGACTCAAATACTAGTTCGCCCGCGTTGGCCGCAGTGGACTCATTACGCAGGATTACGGCCATGCACGAAACTAGAACCGAGTCTCCCCAGCCATTATTGATCTGCACGGCAGCATTAGCATCAGGGATGCGCTTACCCACGAACCGGATAAGGCGGGACGGGTGAATCTCGATATTCTGCTGGTCAGCGGTACTCAGCGTGTAGAACTTGGGCTGGCCGAAGTATTCGGATGCAATATCGTTATCCTGCTCGCCGCCTGACAAATGCGTCTTAGTAAAGACCGTCAGGTACTTCAGCGTCTCCGATTCCACCTTGAGAGGCTTGCTAGGATCGGTTGCGTTGGTGCCAATGTAGATGGCCGCACCCCCAAGCAGGTCACCCAATTGCTTAGCCTGGCGAATCTTCCCCTGCAAACCAAGGTCACGCTCAAGCTTCTCAATTCGATCAATCTGGCGCTTCTTAGCCTGCCAGCTACGCCACTCGCGGGTGCAGGCCATGGCCGGTACGTCAATAATCCGCCCAGCCACCCAATTCTGCCGGTAGGTGGTCATTAGCTCGGCGTCCGAATACATCATGTCCACGAAAGTGGAATGTGCCGACTTGGCCCGGCCAGTTCCCAGCCCTGAGACCAGGTTAACTAGATTATCGGTTACGGCTACTTTCTTTGCGGACATATCAGCCTCGGACGGCGGCAATTGGATCGAACTTCTTCTTCACCGGATACAGGAAGGCGAGGGGGTAGCCAGCGGCATCAATGACGTGATCGGTACCGGCTGACTTGTCCGGCATACCATTCTTGTCATAAGCCTGCTGCTCTAGAGCGTCGGTCAGTGTGGGGCACCTATTGGTGTTTACCAGCAACCTACGCTCACCTTCACCATTCAATATCAGTGAGTTTACGGCATTAACGCGATCCATAATAGCAGGGTTAGTGCCATTTACCCGAACGGTCAACCCAGCGGCCTTGAGGATCGTCAAATCCGACTCGCTGGCATTCTTACTAGATTTGTTATTCCCCGATGCGTCAGGGAATACCTCGACGGCGTGGCCCTTCTCCTTATACCGCTCAACCAATAGCTGGGCCATGTAGGGGGTATCGCGCCCGTCCGTAATCTCATCCACGGCAATCGGCCTGCCATCGCGGATCACATAGACCACAGCCGCCATGTGTAGGCGGTTGAAGTCCATCCCGACCTTCAGCGGCTCACGCTCCCGCATCTCCACATCGGCGTGATTCTTGATTCGGGAGAAGTCCGGGTAAACGCTGCCAGAGCTAAGATTGGTGAACTTTCCTTCAATGTAGGCATCGATCAGGCCGGGTGGATAGCTATTCCGGAGAGACTGTACGTAATCAGGGGGGAGGAATGGATTGCTGTAGGTAGGGGCTTGGATCAGCTCATAACCCTCCGCAGGATTCTTGCCCCACGTCTCGTAGACGAACCGGAAGCCCTCGGGCGTCGTATAGGCGCTGGTCCGATTGAATGGCTTATCAACTCCCTTTGGCTGCTGACGGTTACGAGCAATAATCTTCTGCCACGCCTCACGGGCATGCGCAGGCTTCAGGGTGTCGATTTCGTCAACGTGTGCCCGATATGTTTCATAGCCAACGATACGGGCAGGGTTATCCATTGTGCGAAGCACAAAGTCTCCACACCCGCCGCTGCTGGTGTAGATGATGTTTTCCTGCTTGTTATGCGTGTACCTGACCCCGAACGCATCCAGCATCTCAGCCATGCGTGGCGCGTGGATCAGCCGACAAAGGTCATAAGTGGGGCTATAGATGCCAATTAGGGCACTAGCCGAGTCCATCGCATCCCGAATAGCGCAGATAGCCATAGTCTGCGTCTTCCCAGACCCCATGCCTGCCACGAATGCCGGGAACTTGGCCTTACATGAAAAGAACCTCTCTTGAGGCTCAGTCAGAGTTAGCTTGACCGTCCGTCCCTGCACGCACCACCTCAATTTGAATTCGACTGACGGGGATATCTACCTCTGTCTTAACTTCCGACCGACTCAGCTTAGGTGCGGCATACTCGGCCAACTGAGCCAAGCGCTGCAACGCCTTATCAGGATCATCAGCCGCCACACGTGCGAGCCACTCAGCGACGTTCTCAGCGTTGTCCTCCAATAGACGTGTAACGGTCTCGCGGAACTCTTGAGTCACGCGATTCGGCGTTCCAGCAACCCTGCCGCCAGTTTTAGGTGTTCCCTTTGGCCTACCCATTATCTCTTCTCATCTACTTTCGATATATCGAATACTACACGATCTTCCAATCAGGGTCATTCAGCTTCAAGGGCAATCTTAATGATTGACCGCTCAATTGCGCTCAGACACTTTTGCGCCTTCCCATCAGGAGTATCGTGGTTTCTGCCTTCCTTTCCTTCTTGGTAGGCAAGATCCAAGTATTGTTCGATTAGTCCGCGAAGGTGGTTCACTTCAGTAATTACGTCTACCTTACTCATCTCGCTAGTTTCCTTCGTGGCCCAGCAACCCGAGATGGAGATGGTGCCTTGTCTTTGTATATCGTATTCGCCAAGGCGCTTGCTGCCATCCTCTTCTGAAAGTGCTTTGTACTTCCCTTAGCTGGATTGTTATTTATTGAGTTGTAAGGATTGGTGAAGGTTAAAAGATCAAGCCTAATTCCTGACAACGGCCTTCCCTTCTTTCCCATCAGAAGAACCAAGTCAGGAAATTGAGGGTATGCCTGGAACAGCCAAGCACTAATGCTTGCCTTAAAGAATGAGACTGTAGGAACTCTATCAATACCCATCTCTTCCAATCTAGTTCCTTTCTCCCACCCCATTCTTTCTATAAAGCTGCAAATTACGGACGAACATTTGTAATTGGCCTTGTCGTATGACTCGACTAGAAAAGAGTCAAACTTTTCTTGTAACTCCTTACTCATCTACCTTCCTCTCCTTTGGCTCGCGCATATTCCACTTAGCAACTGCCACCTTCGGATCGGCAGCGGGCGGCCCTTCGCAGAAGCAGTTATTGCAGTAAACCGCTACCTTCTGACCACCTCCAATCTTTGGTACTGATGACTCCGCTAGTTCGCATCCCCAATCACCACAAAACGGGCAGTTATCAATATCCATCACTCCTCCCCCTTGATGCCAAGCTCAGCCATTAGGGCGTCTGCCATAGCTACCGATGCATCCGCCACAGTTTCGTAAGACTCCTCTCCCGGACACTTTCTGAGGACCTCCTGCAACCATCGGTCGTTTGCAACCAATCCCTGCATCGCCTTCCCAGCCAACTCAGCCCTCAGCTTGATCTTGTCACCCTTGGTCATCCGTATTTCCTCCGAATCCAAATTCCACCGCCACCGCAGTCAGGGCACTTTGCCCTAGGGTTTGAGAATGCGTAGCCGCCCAGCGTCTCATCGATATATCCCAATCCGCCGCAGCATTCACAATCTTCTTCAATTTCAGCAGCCATCATCGTCAAATGCCGGAACCGCTCATCTGCCAGTAGGGAGTTCTCTACTACCCATGCGATAGTCGTCATACTTCACCCAAAGCTTTACGGCCCGCGCACCATGCCAACCATCGGTCATTCACACGATAATCTGCATAGTTGCCGTCAAATCTGGTCCGAAATGACATGATCTTGCCGCGCTTAGCACAAGTCTTATAGGCAGCCGTGCCACAAAGCCACTGTTCAAACTGCGCCCTCTTCTCAATCTCTAACATTCCACTCCTCCCACGCAGTAATACCCAAAATCAGACCAATCGCCACTAGACCTCCGCCCCATACCGCAAGCTTAGGCATGCCATCCGTCAGTACAGTGACTAGTAGCGCACCAGCGGCGTAGATCATCGCTACGATACGTACGCCGATTAGGGTTCGGTGTAGGCGGGTCATACTTCCTTCCACATCGCTTGGACAAGCTGATAAGTGTAATCAGTGTGTCGTTGACAGATAGATACTCCTCCAAGCGGCTTAAACCCTTCCGAGGTAAGTCTATTTACCTCATTTACTAATTCGTAAACAGAGTTCTCAGCAACCACAAGGTATTCGCCAGGATTGTCTAGTACCTTCATTCCAGCACCTCGCGGTAGCAGACCGGAACTGTCGTATGATGGGGGAACGCGTACTCCAACGCCTTTTCTTTGCTCTCATACGGCCCGCTTTCGACTCCGGTGTTATACCGGTTATACCAAATCTCCCTCGGCTCGGGCTTGATGCGGTAATCAGTAGCGGGAGAATCAAAATAAACGTTAGTAACGTCATACCAACCAACTACGCCACGATGCTGAAGCAATTTGCCTTCAGCCAGCGCCTGCACCAGCGGGAGGTAGTCTTTTGCTGTGTCCTTATTCATCCCTTATCCCTCTCAGTTGTTAGGCATATCGCCAATGACTTCAACCTGCCAAGCCTTTCGCTTAGGCTCATTTCGACGCTTCATCAGGGCGTCCCATCGCCGCTCAATGCCATCAAGCCTATCGTTATACTTCACCGAAGCCGCCTCATCACATTTAAACGCGGCGCGCAATGTCCAAATATCATCGTCAGTTGGGAGGATCCTATAAAAATCCAATCCCTCAGCAACAACCCATTCCCTCTTGGGGAGTTCATCGATCCAGTGCAGCATCCCTATCACCCTATCCGTTGTTAGATTTGTTCCCAACGTGCACGCATCCGCTCAATCGCTTCACCTGGAACGCCATGCACATTCTTGAAATTGCCCGTCGCCTCGATCACCCGCACAGGTACATTCAGGCTAGCAGCCATATCCAAGTACGGCTGCATCTCCCACTTCTGCGTGAAGGTATTGGAGACGACCACATGGCGGCCAGCCTCAAGCATCCTGCGCGCCTCCGACTGGCACCAGCCGTGAGCAGCGCTGATCTTCGACTTGTCAAACACATAGCCAACATAAGGCTGCACAAAGTACATATCGGCCTCAATGTGCCAATGTGCCTTCATCGACTTGGCAAGCGTGGACTTACCACTCCCCGGCAGACCACGAATCAAAACAAGCTCCATGCCTAAACCCTCTATATTCGGCCATCTCTGCGATAGGTCAATCCTACCAAACCATTGCGGATAGTAGGTCTACGCAGATAGAACGATGCGTCCTGTTATTCGTCGCAATCCGGAGCGTAGAGGGTAGCCCGGTCGGCTAGATCAGCCTTGGTGTACCTATGGCCGCAGAAGCACCGCATGCCTACGTAGACAGCTTCCGGCTCTAGGTCGAAGTCTAGGCCGCAGCAGGGACATTCGACCTCTACCCACGGCGTCAGGGTGTCTATTACTACTCGGTGCATTATTTAACCTTTGGGACCATGCACTTGCTGTATAGCTCGCGGGTGGCGGTCAGTTCGGCTTGGCACCATTGGATTTGGTTGTCTGCGTCGGAGCCGACCCGAAGAATTCGTCCGAAAGCCTCTGCTGGTACTGCGGCTTGGCCATCCGATCCGCTGGCAGGGGCGGAAGCGGCGCTACCTGCTGGTACTCGCTGGGACATACAAGCTGCCCACTCCCCGCGCAACCGGAGATTGCCGCTGCGAAGGTCAGACACAACAGTCTCTTGATACTGGATGGCACTCTCGCGGCCTGCCTTATATGCATTTTCTGCCTCACCTGATTTCCAAAGATATGCCTCGCGGGCCTCTAGCGCCTTCTCACGGGTCGTAGCAGCCGCCTGAGCCGCCTTGGCTGTAGCGGCGATTACCTTGTCTCGGTACGCGGCGTTATCAGTCTTCTCGGACGATAGACGCCACGTCTGGACGCCTACCGCCGCCAGGAGGATCAGCGCCACCACTACAAAGATCATGTCTTTTGCGCCGCGCAGGGCGGCAATGATGGCGCTGAGGTTCATTATTCGACCTTCTTAACCTGCTTAATACTGGTAGCACCCGGAATCAGGATGACGGCCAGGAATGCAATGCCGATGAATCCATACACATAGGACGGGATAGCATCAAGGATTCGGTCAGGGATAAGCACAATCGAAGCAATAATGGCGGTCAGATTGATACCCGCGAGATGGGTAGACCACCGCTTCCACCAACTAACCTTGACAGGCTGGACGGTGATCGGAGCGCCGTCATTCTTGACGCTATCCGGCTCAAGGATGATCGGGTCATCGCTGCCGGCAGGCTTGACTCGCGGTTCAATAATCACGGGATCGTCACTCGGTGGCATTTTTCTTTTCCTTGGCTGCAATTTTGGCGGAAGCTTCTTTCTCGACCTCTTCCCGCATCCACTGCGGCATCCTTCCGTAGATCGACGACAGGTAAGTCTGTGACCGATCACCCTCTTCCTTGCGCTCGGACAGCGCAATATCGTACCGGTTGAATTCTCGGCTCATCCAGAAAGCACCCATCCCCAGGCCAGACATCATCATTGCGCAGATGACCACACAAATCCAGATGCCACGCTCGCCAGACCCCATATTGATAGTGTTGCCACTACTATGGGAATTCATATTTAGCAGCTTTTCAGACCTATCACTGAACCGATGAAGAGCCTCAATCAGTTCCTTCTGATCCCCCTGAGCATCATTCATTATCGGTCGCGCCTATATGGCTCTGTGAAAACGGGCACTTCCATTTTAACAGCAATACGGTAGACAACATCGCGAAGAGCATGGATTTCTCCCTTTAGCTCATTTATCGATGAAGCCTTCATGTATTCCTCGGACACCTTCAGCTTGAAGTCTGTGTGCGCCTTCCAGAGCGCCCAAACCCAGCCAATAAGGCCGCTGATACCTATACCCATGAGGGACAGGATCGGGCCGACATATTGGTCCATGTTAAATTCCCACCAAGTTGGATGGATCATGGCGGATACCTCTTACTGCGGTACACGCCTCTAGACTACTCATCGAACTTGAACGTGGCGTCATTATTGAACCCTCCATGCGCCAGCGTATTTAACCATCCAACTCTTTCGATCCCCGATAGCGGTCAAACCACCATTGATGATTTTGGTCACAGCATCCATCCCTTGCCGGTCCGCGACTTCATTCAGACCTTTGGATTTCCAGAAAAACACGGCTGATGCCACCCAGCCATCGGGGTCAGCTACTCGCTCAGGATTCTCTAGAAGTGATTCGTCGCCCAACCATGCACGGCTGAATGCTCTGTAGTTGGCACGACCTGTCGTTTGCTTACCGCCCCGACCACGGAACTTCCATCCATCACCAGGCTTGGTGTTACCAAGGTTCTTAGCTCCCCACTCGCCGCCATACAAAATGTTAGCTAATGCGTTTTCGTGGGCAGGCTGGTCGGGAAGGTTCCATCCAGTGCGCTGACGGACAGCAGCATCGATTCTGCCAAACTTCTTGGCATCCGCCTCACTGATCCTATGCCTCCCAAACATGCGGATCAGGGCATCAGCGGCATAGTTCAGGCTCTCGGTCTTAGCCGTGAATCCGCCCGTTTCTACGTGAACACTAGCCAGAAACATACTAGCCCTGCGAACATTGTTCATCACCCCAGCGGCCTTCATCTGCCTAACAAGCTCATCCGCGTACTTGGCTGCGGCTGGGGCGATTCGGGTAATGGCTTGGGCGGT